AGAGAACAACGTCCAGTGCTTTGATGCTTGGATCGCTCTCGAAGATGCGACGCCTACGTTTAGAAATACCGCTATGAAGTATCTCTGGCGTTACGGTAAAAAGAATGGTAATAACAAAGACGATTTGTTAAAAGTATTGCATTACACAATTATGTGTTTGTATAATGATCATTATAAGAAAGGTGATTAGAGAATGGAAATTAAAATTGATATGGAGAAGTTACGCGAGCGTGGTTTATTTGTAGCTACTCCAATGTATGGCGGCCAGTGCGCCGGTATGTTTGCAAAGTCTTGTGCTGATCTATCTGCTATTTGCACACAATATGGTATTCCTCTTCAGTATTATTTCTTGTTTAATGAGTCATTAATTACACGCGCGCGTAATTATTGCTGCGATGAATTCTATCGCTCACCATCGAAACATATGATGTTCATTGATTCTGACATTGGTTTTAATCCACAAGATGTTATTGCTCTTATGGCACTTCAAGCTAATGATCCAGACAAATATGAAATTATTGGTGGTCCATATCCTAAGAAATGTATTTCATGGGAAAAGATTAAGTTAGCAGTTGATAAAGGTATTGCTGACGAAGATCCTAATGTACTTGAGAAGTTTGTTGGTGACTATGTGTTTAATCCGAAAGGTGGTCAAGCATCTATTCGTATCGACGAGCCAGTTGAGGTTCTTGAGATTGGCACTGGTTTTATGATGATCACAAAGGATGCTTTTACAAAGTTTAATAATAAGTATCCAGAGTATCTCTATCGTCCGGATCACGTTCGTACAGAACACTTTGACGGATCTCGTAAGATCATGATGTACTTTCAAGCAGAGGTAGATCCTAATTCTGAGCGCTATTTGTCTGAAGACTATTGGTTCTGTCAGAAAGCACAGGAAGCAGAAATTCGTACATGGTTCTGTCCTTGGATGAAACTACAGCATGTTGGTAGTTATATCTTTGGTGGATCATTAGCAGATCTAGCAGCTATTGGTGCTGCAGCTACTGCTGATCCAAGTGCGCTTGGAGGTAAGAAGAAAAAAGACAAAAAGTGAGTGACTTAATTTAAACTATGGAGTATAATATGAAATTGGATCAAAAAACGCTGAGTGTTATTACAAACTTCTCACGTATTAATCCTTCACTTCTTTTCCGTGAAGGTAATGTTTTGAGAACTATGTCACCAAATAAGACTATTCTAGCAAAAGCAAAAGTAACTAATACTTTTCCATCAAAGTTTGCTATCTATAATCTGTCGCAATTTTTAGGCATTCTATCTATTATGAACGATTATCAGATGAACATTGGTGATAAGTCTGTTAAGGTTACTAGTGGTAAAGCATCAATTGAATACTATTTTGCTGATGAAGATACCATTAAAGTTGCCCCTGAAAAAGATATTTCATTGCCATCTATTGATGTTGAATTTGATATTAAGCATTCAACAATGACAGAAATTATCAAGGGTGCTTCTCTTCTTGGTCTTGCTGATATTGCTATTGAAGGTGATGGATCAAAAATCTATATTAAGGCTTTTGAATCCAAGAAAACTACAAATAACAATTTTAGAATTGAGATTGGTGAGACAACAAAGAACTTCCAAATTGTCTATAAGTCTGAAAATCTTGTGAAAATTTTTGAAACTGATTATCACGTTGAAGTATCATCAAAAGGTATTTCACACTGGGCTTCACTTTCTAATGCTGATGAAATTCAATACTGGATTATGGTTGAAGCTACTTCAACATACAATGGTTAATTTGCTTGGGTGGGAGGAAACTCCCACTCCTTTTTTTGTTATGAGGTTATATTATGCTAGAAGAATTTCTGTGGGTAGAAAAGTATCGGCCTAAAACTATTGAGGAGACTATTCTCCCTCAAGATCTAAAAACTACATTTCAACAGTTCGTTGATCAAAAAAACATTCCTAATCTACTTTTAACTGGTTCAGCAGGTGTTGGCAAGACAACTGTCGCTCGTGCTATGTTAGAACAACTTGAATGTGACTATATTGTCATTAATGGATCTATGAATGGCGGTATTGATACATTAAGAAATGATATACAAAACTTTGCTTCAACCGTATCATTTATGGGTGGTCGCAAATATGTTATTCTTGATGAGGCTGATTACCTTAATGCAAATAGTACACAACCTGCTCTTAGAAACTTTATGGAAGAGTTCTCAAAGAACTGCGGTTTTATTCTCACTTGTAATTTTAAAAATCGTATCATTGAACCACTTCATTCTCGCTGTTCAGTAGTTGACTTTAAAATATCTAAGTCGGATATGGCTAAACTTGCTGGTAACTTTTTTAAGAGAGTGTCCAGCATTCTCGATCAAGAAAACATTCAGTACGATAAAGCAGTAGTTGCTGAAGTTATTAAAAAACATTTTCCTGATTGGCGTCGAGTCCTTAATGAACTTCAGCGATATTCTGCCACGGGTAAAATTGATAGTGGTATTCTGTCAAATCTTCAAGAAACTTCTATCAAGGAACTTGTTGATCTTTTGAAGGATAGAAATTTTACAGAAGTTCGTAAATGGATTATGCAGAACACTGATCAAGATCAAAATCATATCTTCCGCAAATTCTATGATACATCAAAAGATTACTTTAAAAAGGAATCCATACCTGAACTAGTTCTTCTCATTTCACAGTATCAATACCAAGCAGCTTTTGCTGCTGATCCTGAAATTAACCTTGCCGCTTTCTTTGTGAAAGTGATGACAGATTGTGAATTCCTATGACATATGACTGGCGCTATGAAAATAGTATTAACACCACAAAGGAATACTATATCGTTGAAGGACCACAGGTAGAACACAAATATGCACCGTGGAGAACTAATAGGTCACTATCAAACTATCCAGATACTATTATGGATGCTTCAATCATGAATATGTGTGGTCATCTTGACTCACAACTTCAATTTGACTACTATTTCTATGCTATTCGAAAGAAAAAACGCTTCTTTAAACGCCCAAAGGTAGACAAAGACACTGACTTCCACCTAATACAAGAATACTATAAATATAATAATCGGAAAACTGAGGAGGCTCTTCGGATCCTAACCAAGGACCAGATTAAGATTATTGAGAAAAAGCAAGAAAAAGGTGGGATAAAATGACTTTAATAGATTCACTAATTGAGGTGAAAATAGCCGAAGAAGAAGACTTTTTAAAAATCAAAGAAACTCTCACTCGTATTGGCGTGGCATCTCGGAAAGATCAAAAACTTTATCAGTCATGCCATATTCTTCATAAGCAAGGTAAGTATTATATAGTTCACTTTAAAGAGTTGTTTGCTCTTGATGGTAAACCTTCTGACTTTACTGTTGAAGATAAAGGTCGTCGTAATACTATTATTCAACTTCTTGAAGAGTGGGGTCTTATTAAAGTTGTTGATGAGAATAGCATTAAAGATCCAAAAGCACCTATGTCACAAATAAAGATTATTCCACATAAGGATAAAGCTAATTGGACACTTGAAGCAAAATACAATATTGGTAGAAAGAAGAAGTAGATGTTCAAAATCTTTAGAATGAAGCCAAAAACGCCGGCAGAAGTGAAAATTGAACAAATTATCAAAACCATGTTTCCACCATTGGAACTTCATATTGACAAAGATGGAAACAAATATCATATTGATCACTCATTAGATACTAATCTTGAAGCGGCATTAATGGATCTTGAAGAAGGTCATAATGATGCAGCAAGTCAAAAAACAATCCGGAGCGTAGCAGATCAAATTATACGTGTCCGTAAGCTATTAGAAGCATATCAGCTTATTGACGATGAAGCAAAATACTTCATTGCAGAAGATCCGGAGACAAGAGATGTTGAAGAAATACAAGCTACAGAAAGCTACCATTGATAAGTTCATTGACTCTCTTGAAGAGATGATCGATGCTCGCGATGATATGTGGCAAGAAGAACAAAATTGCAACTATCGAGAGATGTGGAAGATTAAAGAACAGAGATATCTTCCGGCTAAAAAAGCGCTTAAGAAAACTCTCTATGCTTTTATTGCCGAGGTGATAGAAGAGGAAGAACCTGAGCAATAAAAAAGTTATTGCTAAGTACATTTTTTTGTGTACATTTATTCCGGCATGATGTACTATCATAGAATAAGGAGTATATCTAATGAGCCTCGACTATATCTATAAAAAATTCCAAGATCTTGACAATATCGACAAAAAAATTGCTTACCTCCAAGAGCTTAGCAATATGGATCTTGACTATAACATCAACTTTGACAATCTCATCAAAGCTTGGCAATCCAAGAAATAACCTCAGCAATAGTACTTAGCAATAAAAAAGTTATTGCTAAGTGCATTTTTTTGTGTACATTTATTCTGATCTGATATAGTATAAGAATATAAGCTGAAGGGAAACATAATGACCACCACTGACATAGCAATAACATTATCACCATTCGCAGTTTTCTTTGTGATTGCCGCGATTGGTTTTGGTTTCGCTCATTACTTCGATGTGAAAGGTCAATAATATGTCTAATCAAGTTCAAATTCGTTCGGCAGTTTTGACTTTGCAAAAGTTGCTGAATAAGAATGGTGGTTCTGGTTATAGCCGTGGTTACATGGCTCAGATGGTTACCGAACTTATTATGAGGTTACCAGAACGCGAACGCAAAGCACAGATTGATCTTATTATCAATACAATTGAACGCGAACAAACTCTTAAGGATGTGGCATAATGTGGTATTATGAGATCAAGTTCAAGGATGGTCGCTACGTTCGTCGTGAGAATGTGAGCAAAAGAATGGCCAGTGCAATGTATGAGTCAATGTCTTATGAAATGTTTTTTTTCGATGTTGATCAAGTGAGTTTTGGGAGAATGTAGCATAATGCAAAAGAAATTCAACTATTATCAAGATCCTAGTCACGGTTGGGTAAAGGTAAATCGCAAGTTGCTACATAAACTCAAAATTGAAGATAGGATTACTGGGTTTTCGTATCAAAAAGGCGATAACGTATATCTTGAAGAAGATTGTGATCTTAGCGTGTTGATTGAAGCTTTGAAGGTTGTTGGTGTCACGCCAAAATTTATTCAGCGTTATACTCATCGTAGTTCAAAGATTCGCAGTTATCAAAAGTATAGTTTAGCAGCATGAACAAACGGCTGCTGACTCTCAAGAATATGATCGACTCTGGCATTATTCCTCATGTGATTGATGCTACGTCGATTAGTGGTTATGTTAACTACGCTCGCAAGGATATTCCATTCCATTGGGGGGATATTGAGGAGATCGGCTATGGTAAGACATCACGTCAGGCAGATCGTGATGGAGATATTATAGAAATTAGTCGACATTATACCGGACCTGGTGTAATATATCTTATTGGACACGGCGAGATGAAAACAGGAGATTGGTCATGAATCGCACTACTTGGACTTTTGAACAGTATCTAGATCAGATTTTATCGCTCAGTCAAATCTGTGAAATTCCTGAGATTAATCAGCAACGTCTTAATCTTATTGCTGAAATGTGGGAATATTTCCCCGAGGAATGTGTGATGATTGGTCTTACCGATGGTGTGAAATAATGACTATGCACTTGTGCCCTGTTTTTATTACAACTACTAATATAAAGAAGCGTAAGTCTAAACTTACTGGCAAGCGTCTGGCTGCTAAGCTCGCTCATGACAAGTTCGTTGAGAAGTTCACAAAGGGTAAAAAAGCCGATAAAAAAGTTATTGACAAATTATTCTTTGCAGAATATAATACTAATATGATGGTTGATCGGTCGGCTTTTGGTAAGACTGGCATGGTACGCGGTGTATTTCCTCCTCCAAAAGAGAAAGTATACACCGGCGACAAGTTGCTCGGTATTGCTACTATGCACAAGTCAAATATGGTTCCGGTATTCAAGGCAGAAGATGCCGCCGATATCGCAAGCATGCGGAGATAAGTTATGCGTAACTACTACATCCAAGCACAGGATACTTCTGGTAACTGGCGCACGTATCATGTTACTCAAGCTGGTCCAAACATGCAAAGAGTTTTGTCAGAGATGAAGTCGCTTAAGCAGCGCTATCCTGACTATCGAGTTCGCACCATCGATGATGATGGGCGAGTTGTTGACATCCTGTAGTGATGTCTTATTTTGTAAAATGGAGAAATTGATGACTAAGACTAACAAGTTGCTCGCTGCCTTTGAAAAAGGTGAAGAACTTACTGCATCTCAGATGACTTCACGTTTTGGAATTGCTAATCCACATGAAGCAGTTCGCGCACTTCGCAACTCTGGCTATGCTATCTACTTGAACAAGACCAAGCAGTCAAGCAAGTATCGCTTAGGTAAGCCAACTCGCGCAATCGTTGCTGCAGGTATCGCTGCACTCGGTGTTAAGGAAGCTGGACTCGTCCGCTAATTTAAGTTATAAAATACTTAAAAGGCGAGAGTAAAATCTCGCCTTTTTTTATAAATACAGTGCTGTTTGAAATCGTTAGAAACTTGTTGAGACAACTTCGGTTGTCTCTTCACGGAAGCATGAGTTGCGAAGGGGTAGTATGTAGGCATTCGCAAATGCCGAGGACTGGAATACCTAGGTAGTGAACAGCTACACTCGTGC